ACTGTTTTTTTCTCTTCAGCCATCATGACTCCTAAAATTTATAGTTGCATAGGTCGGCCTATGATCGACGCAAGAAAATTATTTTATAAAACCTTAGCAGCTACTGCAGCAGCCGGTTGATGAGGAACAGGTAATGGATTGGTTTCAACCAATATCCATTCTCCGGAGGGATCCTCTACCTGCCACATTTTACTAAAGTACTCCATAGCAACCATTCCGGCTTTCATATCTTCGGTAATTGCATGATGCAGTCTATAGTCGGCGGAAGGTGCTAGAAGAACAAAAGTATCATCTGGCAGCATTGTGTGAAAATCTCCGTTATCATCTTCATATTCCTCATTGTATTCCCAAAGATCAGTACCATGAAGATTCCCGCGATATTGAACACCGTAATCATCTGCCATTTGAGTAGTATCAATCGCTCCGGAATTTGCCCTTCTGAAATTGAGTAATTTTTCAACTTCTGCAGTGTCCAGCATTGCTTCAAAAACTTCTCTTGTTCCTAAGCCCATAGTAGCGCCTTTACCGGTTGCCTTACCAATAAGTGTCTGCCATGTCTGAATATTTTTACCCGGAGTTGCAGTTGAAGGAGCAGACCATAAATCCCCACCAGTTAACGTAGGTTTATTTGCTGCCGGCATTAAAAAATCAATTTCAAAATCAAGTCCTTCTTCAGCATCGACATAAGAAAATCCACCTAAAACTGCTTGAAGAGCCATCCATTCTTTTCTTCTGGTACTTTCATCTTTCATTTCTTTTTGCTCTTCGGCAATTCTTTTCTCGCCTGCGGAAACACTTCCACCACTTGTATGAATAGGCTCACCCACACCCCTAATATGTTTAACTTCAGAGGGGCCAAAGAATTTTTTCATTCTAATATGTGGAGGTTCAACATGTTGAGTTTTATAACCAAGTTTATCCAAAGTTTTTCCCGGCTGACCACGTTTTACAAATGGGGCCAACTTTTTATTCCCAACCCGAATATCTACCTGGATAGTTTTACTTAAATGAGTTTTACCTCTCTTGAATATTTTATCTAAGAAAAATGTTTTTGGGGGAATGATATTATTTACGGATTCACTTAAAGATATAACTGAAAAATGATCTAATGGTGGCATTATATTTCTCCATCTTAATGTTTAAAATCAATTTTATGCTAATTCCGGACTTGCAAATTCATGATCCGGAAATAATATTCTACCTAACAAAAATGCAGAGAGGATCCAGGTCAGCTATACCATTGGCATCAATACCTGTAAGTTTACTCTCTTTGAAACTTCCGGTTCTAAATACCGGGGTTGCAACATCAGCTGCAGTCGCATCAACATCGTACGCTAATATTCTGGAGGCAACTTCAGTACCATCAGCGGCACCGTCATCATAAGCTCCATACTTTCCGCTCGCTGTAATTTTACCTAATACCGTTCCTGCAACTAAAGCACCTTCTCCGGATGCAACGGTTATTCCTTCAAATTGTGTTGGAAAATCTCCTGCTAACAAATCTTTCGGATTTTTAGTGGTTTCTGAAACTAAACTATCTGTCATCTTTTACCTCAATTATCATTATTATCAAATTTTATTTTAATCTAAAATCGGAATTCTCGTATCTTGCTACTCAAATCTTGATACTAATTATTAACTGAATCTGCCATTGCTTTACCGCGTGCAACATCATCACTAACCGGTCTATTACCGGAACTTTCATTATTCGCAAATTCGCTCAAACTAACAACATCAGGCTGATTTTTAACCAATTTCTTAACTTCATCAAGAAGATTGATTTTATGATCAGCCTTATTTTCACCTTCACCTTCACTTAATTCAATTAATCCGGAGCTATCGGCTGCTTGCATAAGTTGAATAATTCCTTCTTTATCAGCCGGCTTAATTTTCATCTTGGCTTCATCACTTTCGCAAAAGGAAACATACTCGGTACGTTTAATGCTTGCATCCTTTTCAGAAAGTTGAGTAGTAGCATTACCTAAATCAGTTTTTAACTTGGTATTTTCAGTTATTATCTCATCGTATTTATTTGCTTTATCCTGATATTCTTGAATTTGTTGTTCTGATAATTTCATTTTATCTCCATTGGAATTTTTATTAAGATCTTCTTCAGAGAAGGAAGACTCGATAGCTAAATCGGGTTCCTTTTTAAATATTGTTGGTGGATTATCCAAGTCTTCAAGAAGATGTTCCGGGATAATTTCATTGGCTTCTTCCAGACTCTTATCTTTAATAAATACATTTTTAATATTTCTGATAATTGTTTTCAGATCACGGTGCCACCATTTACTCATTTCAAATTCACTGAATTCAATAATTTCAATATCATTTAAATCCTTTTCAGAAAATTCAGTTACAGGAAGTCCTTTTACTGCTGGGGCAATCCCGCCTAGAAAAGCAATATGACTAATGGAGTTATCCTTCCGCCAGCCAAGAGAAACTTTCTTGTAAAATTTCTTTTTTAGCCAATCCAGGAAAGTTTCGTTTAAATCACTCTCTTCAGCTAATAGAACGAGATTATCATCATCTTTTTTAACATTGTTCTTTTTTATCCATCCCCATGCCGGTGAGTCGCCTTTCGGATGGCCGATAGTAATAGGAAAATCAGATTCTTCCTGACTAAGAGTGGCCTCAATTATATCATCAATTTTTTTAGCATCTACTGTAACCGGTTTACCGTTTTTACCATTTATAAACGTTCCTGGCTTTAATGCTATAATTTTTATCAATGCCATATCTCTATTCTCATTTCCGCTCTCTTGTGGCTCCTATGTTGAAATCCTTTCTCGAATTCCGTATGTTTATGATGGACGTAAAACTAAATCTCCCTCCAAATACCTTCAAGTGACACAGTCACTGACACAGTCATAAGAGAATATTTAACCGCTTAATTACCTTTGTGGATAGTTTATACTAATCTAGATCTGAGGTAATTATGGAAGAAATGCTCTTGGTGAAAAGTGCAATAGCAGTAAATAGTGTTGCAGTCTTCATTTTTGTAATATGGTTTATTTCCGCAAGGATCTCCGAGCGTAAAACAAAAGCCGACCAGGAAGAAAGAGAAAAACAGCTCGAGACACTTCTTAAGCATGGCCAGGAACAATTTGATAATGCCATGAAATTGGTTAAAGATAGTAATGACCGATATTACGGTCTCCAAGCTCAAAGTGTGAAACATCTATCTATGCTTAATGAAACACTTGCTAGGCTGGATGTAAAAGTAGATTACCTGAGCAAATTTCAAATCAAGGAGTAAATAAAATTATGAACGAAAGAGATCAAGCCTTCGGAAAGTTTAATCTATTACAAAAGGAAGTTTCTCACTTGAATGTAAAATTCAGCAGCCACAAATTTTCCTTAAATGAAATTGTTGGCGGGTATGTTATTGATACTGATTATGTTGAAATGAATTTGGACGAGGCAAAAGTTTTAGTTGATTCTCTTATCAAGTTACAATTACAGATCCGTAGTAAACTGAAAGAGATTTCCTTTTATAAAGATAAGTTCGGTTTTGAAGAATGAAACGAGCACGGCTGGAAGCGAGAGATTATTTTGTTGAACAGGGCTTTTCTATTCCCACCATCCTTTCAATTATGGAAGGAAGGGTAACAAAAAAAACTCTGTATAATTGGCGTAACAATTCTGATGGAAAAGATTCCGACGGACCCTGGGATGATCAAAGGAAAGCCAAAATTGAGCTAATCAGCAGCCTTAAAGAGAATGCTATTAAGTTAGCCATCTCAACTATGGAAGAAGCTTTAACATCCAGAACCAAAACTAATGTGAATATTGCTTTTAAAGCTTTGGGAATTCTTAAATCTTATCAGGCTCTCGATATGGATAAATTTATTCCTGTGGATGAGGTTGAAGAGGAAGCCAAAAAAGTGGATCCCGCCAAGATTGTTGAGCAGGTAGAAAAGCTTCTGATGGGTTAAATTCCCATTATTGGGAAACTTGCATAAATGCATTCTAAGGCTAGGATCTCTGTTCTTTCGAGGAACTTAACCATTTAACAGTAAGCATTAAAATTTAACACTAATTTAACCGAATTAAACGGCAAATTTTAGCATAGTTCAAATAAAATTTACTAGGTTTTTATTATTTCAATATTTAACTGTAATTTCCAATGAGTTTAGAGAATAAACCATATTTCCTACAATTTCAAATCGATTGGAAAAAAGATCCTGCCCGGAATAAATTACACGAAAAATCCAGGAGAATTGGTATATCCTATGTTCAAGCTTATGCAGATGCAGAGGATTTAGTAAATTCTCGTAGAACCAGGATATTTTATTCTACTGCTGATCTTGCTTTAGCTCAAGAGTACATGGATTACATTGTTCTATTTGCTGAAGTATTTAATGCAGTGGCCAAAGATGTTGGTGAGGTAATTCTCGATAAGGAAAAAGATGTTCGCGCAAGGAAAATCGAATTCCAAAATGGAAATGAATTTTTTGCTCTATCCTCAAATCCCGCTCAGTTCAGAGGTAAAGGCAGACCTAAAGATAAATTTGTTTTAGATGAATTTGCCCATCATCAACAGCAGGAAAAATTATTTGCTGCAGTAAAGCCTGCAACTTTAAGGGGAGCTGAACTCGTTATAATTTCTACTCACAACGGCGACGATTCATTCTTCAACGAACTTTGCTTAGATCTGGCAAAAGGAAAATATCCAAGATGGGGCCATCACAAGGTTACAATAGAAAAGGCTGTAAATGATGGCTTAATTGAAAATATTTTAGGTCATGCTCCCACGGAAAAAGAAATTAAGGAATTCTATGAAGATGCTTTTGCCGGTATGACTCAAGAAGCAATTGAAGAAGAATTCCACTGCAATCCGCGTTCCGATAAATCCAGGCATTTACTTCCTTATGATTTGATTAACACTTGTGAAGAAGACAACGTGCTTTATGATATTTTAGAAAATATCATCGGCGGCCTTTTCATTGGTGTTGATATTGGTAGAAGACATGATTTAACGGTTATATGGATTCTGGAAAAAATTGGAAATGTTTTTTATTCAAGAATGGTCATTGAACTGTTTGATACAAAATTCAGAACTCAGTATTCCATTCTTTCCGGATACTTACAACATCCTAAGTTCAGAAGGTGCTGCATAGATGCAACCGGGTTAGGTATGCAACTTGCAGAAGACGCCGCTGAAGATTATGGAAAAACAAGAGTAGAAGAAATTACATTTACTCAGCCGGTTAAAGAAAAGCTAGCCAGCAATATGAAAACAAATTTTGAAGACAGAACTGTTGTTATTCCAAGAGATAGAACAATTAGAGAAGATCTTTATAGTGTTAGAGCTGTTACTACTGTTGCCGGTAAAGTTAGATATGTTGCTTCAAGAACCGATGACGGCCATGCCGATAGATTTTTTGCTCTTGCTCTCGCTTTAGAAGCCGGCGATACATATTCCGGACCGATTAATGTAAAATCCAGAGGAGTAAGGGAATCTAAAAAACTTTTAAGAGGTTATTATGACTGAGGGTTTATTTGTTAATCCCAATACATTTGTTTCATTTTCCGAATTGCAGAATTCAGTACTCTCCAACGAAGTGGCCACCAGGCAAAACCGCTATAACGAAGTGAGTACATTTTTTAATTATCTCCCTGATCCCGATCCAATACTAAGAAAATTGGGTAAAGATGTTACCGTCTACCGGGATCTCCTATCGGATAGTCATGTAGGTTCAGTTGTTGAACAAAGACAAATGAGTGTTACCACGTTCGAGTGGCAGGTAGTAAGGGATGAAGCTACTGCAAAAGAAGCTGATTTTATTGAAGATGTCTTTAAAGATTTTGATATCGATAACTTGATTAACCAGATTCTAAATTCCGTTCTATTCGGCCTTACAATTTTAGAATCAGTTTGGATAAAGTCCGGTAAATATTTTATCCCGGAAAAAATAGAAGAGAAACCCTTGGAGTGGTTTGGCTTTGATGATAAAAACCAGCTGATGTTTTTTAGAGATAGTGTAATTGATGGTGAAGTAATAATTGGTAAAGATGCAAAACCGGAGCATAATTATAAATGGATTTTAATTCAGAATAAAGCCACTTATCAAAATCCATATGGTGATAGAGCTCTTTCCAGGTGTTTCTGGCCGGTTGCATTTAAGCGCGGGGGGATGAAATTTTGGGTAAAGATGGTCGAAAAATTTGGATCCCCATGGGTTGTTGGTAAACAGCCGAGAGGAGCCGGTGATGAAGCTTCAGATAGGATGTTAGATCAGCTTGTTGCAATGATTCAAGATGCCGTTGCTGTTATTCCGGATGATTCAAGTGTAGAAATTATTGAATCGAAGGGACAGGCCAGTTCAAACCTATATGAAGCATTTCGTCAGGCTAATAATGATGAGATCTCAAAAGCTATTGTTACTCAAACTTTAACAACTGAACTAAGTGGAAAGACGGGCTCTTTTGCAGCGTCAAAAACTCATGAAGGTCAGTTAGTTAAACTTTCGGTATCTGACAAAAAGAAAGTACAGCGTGCATTAAATCAAGTTGTAAAATATTTAATAGATCTCAATTTTGGTTCCGGTAACTATCCTACATTCGATATTTACGAAGAAGAAGATGTAAATAAAGAATTGGCAGAACGTGACGGCTCATTAGTAAATCAAGGAGTTAAGTTTACAAAAAAATATTATGCTAATGCTTATAATCTCAAAGAGGATGAATTCGAAGTTAAAGAGTCCCCTGACCCAGATAACACAAATGTAGAGACGCAATTCATTGCGTCTCAGAAAAACAATATTAATAATGAACCAACCGGCAGCGAACTTTCAGAGGCAACAGAAAATGCCTTTAAAGAATTAATTGAAAATTCAATCCCGGAAGGAGTTCTCCAACTGCAGGCTGAGCAAACCTTGAAACCGGTAATTGAATTCATTAACAATACAAATGATTTTGATACTGCATTCAATCAGCTTTCCGAAGCATATCCGGAGATGAAAACTAATCAACTTGAGGAGCTTCTGCAGAAATTGATATTCATCTCAGAAATTGAAGGAAGAATCTCAGCGCAGAATGAAAACCTTTAGTTCTCAATATGTCGGCATAATTAAAACGATGCCGCAATCATGGTTAAATGATTTACCAAATGGAGTTGAAGGGTGGGAAAAGACTTTTATGAGAATGAACAACCTAGATCATGGTTATTGGTTATTTAATTTACCTGGTAAACCTAAATATGAGATACTTTATTTCTATTTACTCTTCAGTGGAGCAATTCGATTTCGTACAAATATAATTGGCTATCAACCGGAAGGAATTATTAAATGTTACGATTCCAGCGATCACTATGGTAAAGTCTGGGTTCAAATTGCTGCACCTGTTGTAAAATTAGAAATGCCGGTCCCGATGAAAGGATTTCAAGGATTTAGATATACAACTGAAATTTTTAGCTAATTTACAATTAATGACGGCGAAGCCAAATGACTTTTTAATGACTCTTTAATCCCTATTTATCATGACTTTAAAAGATCTTAAATACCTATTTAATTCACCTCCGGAAAAAATAATTGAGTGGTACAGAAATAAAAAACTGCTGCTTAATTGGAACTGGTGGGAAACCTGGAAAGATGCCCACTCGCATTCTTTTTCGGTTGCTAAAGTAATGAAGCTTGATATTCTTCAGGATATTAAAAATGCACTACTGAAACGATTTGAAAAAGGTGAAACTTTCCGGCAGTTCAGAAGAAGACTCGAACCTTACTTAAGATCTAAAGGATGGTGGGGAAAAGTTAAAGCAATAGATGTTCCCGGAGCAGATCCGGATTCATTGGAAGATCCTGAAGAAGTAGTTCAACTCGGATCTCCGCATAGGTTGAAGACCATTTTCCGTGTAAACAGTATTGTTGCATTTAATTCCGGTCGGTATAAATTTCAAATTGAAGATGCTGTTAACAGACCTTATTGGCAGTATGTTCAAATTATGAGAGAAACCAAGAGAGCCGCACATAATAAATTTCATCTGAAGGTTTTTCATTATTCGGATCCTATTTGGGATATTCTTTACCCGCCGAATGATTGGAACTGCGGCTGCCGAGTAAGATCATTTAATTCCGGAGATCTCGAGAGACTAAAATTGGAAGTTTCGCTTGGTTCCGATTGGATGGAAATTGCTACTGAAATTATCCCGGAAGAATGGAGATACAATCCCGGTAAAACATCCTTCCCTTTAGATCTTGATAAATATGATCCTGATATTGCATCTAAATATAAGCCTTAACCTTATCATTCTATGGAGTGAAGCGACGTGAGAATCTCAAAAATATATTATTCATACTGAGCGGAGCCGAAGTATGGAAGGCCAAAACAGTCACGAAATAAAAAAACTATCCGATTTCCTCAACTCACTCGAAAAAAAGGTTCAACCTTCAAAACCACTAATGACTAAAATTGCAGGAATAATGCACGGAGGAGTTGAACGAAACTTTGAAGAAGAGGGCCGGCCTAAATGGAAGCCGCTTGCAAAATCCACAATTAAGAATCGTGATAGAAAGGGATACTGGCCTGGTAAAATATTACAAATGGAAGGTAACTTGGTTAGATCTCTAACTCCCGGATCTACAGACACCCAATCCTTTGTAGAAACCAACGAAGTTTATGCAGCACCTCTTCATTATGGCCATACATTTAATCGATCGGCAAGGAGTGAAACTTTTCAGAGAAATAGATACTCTAGGGGAGCAAAAAGAGGTAAATTCAAAAAGGGATCTACCCGGGGAAAAGGATTCACATTCAAAGCTTATAAAACCACAATTCCACCAAGACCATTCATGCTAATCAAAGAACCCGAAATAGATGAGATAATTGATGTGGTAAAAGATCATATTACGAGTTAAAGAGAAGCTCTCCAATGATTATCCCATATTTTAGTTAAAGTCTCATTTGTACCATATGCTTTTTTTTCACATAACAGTAGGTGACTTTCAACATTAAGTAGTTTATGATCGAGATTTTTTAGTAAAGCGTGTTTTTCAATTAAAAATTTGAATTTAGCCTTACCCAGTTGGCTTGTTACGTTATAGAGTAATAGAACTAATTCATAAGTGGAAAGTTGAGACCTTAGCAAATTAATATATATTTTCTCAATTCCTATGTTACTATTGTCAACAAACTCAACTATATTGTACAAGTTCCTAGAATAATGATCTAAATTTTCACTATTAGTTGAATATACGTAAAAATAGCTGGTTGTTATTTCATCTAGTGAGTCCACTGAATTAAATTTTGAAAACGCTCGTCTTAATTCGTTATTGAAATGTCGAAAACAGTTGCGTCCTTTCCATTCGTTACCATCATATGTTGAGAATAAATACATTTTATTAACAATATCATGATGCAGTTTGATTAATTGAAAAAAAGTATTCTCAAATCGCTGTAGTGATAAAGTTTCATTTTGCAAAATAAATTGTTCTTTCTGTCCCTCAAGTTGCTCGGTTGTCTTCGCTACCTCTTTTCTTTGTAACTCTAATTCTTTTCTCTGTAATAAAACTGTAATAATTACACCGGCAAATGCTAGACCAGTAAACAATGCATTAACCACACCAAATGAATCTCCAAACGTTCCGCTCTCCGACCATTGTGTAAAATTAGTCGCAACGAAAATCCATGTCAATATCCATAGACCTAATACAATACATACAGATATTAGAACAGATTTCCATACAAGTTTTTTAGTATCATCCTCCATATGAAAAACCTCAATACTTTCAATAAGTAATCATTAATAGGTTAATAATTATTAACTATGTGCTCTCCCGATCTCATCATATCCCTCAATCACTTGCTTTTGATCTTCGGTTAAATTTTTATAACTAGATGCTAACTCATTAAATTTAATTCTAAGGTCAATTATATATATTGATGTCAGGATTAGGAGGATATTAATAATTGTATCATTCTTTTTTTTAGATAGTTCCACATCTTTTAGTAAGCCCCTAATTTGTGTTAGGGAAATATATTCAGAATGTGAGTAATCAGAAAAGAATACCCAAGTCATTTGGAAAAACTCAGTATTAAGATCTGCTATTTGAAATAATTGTTCCCAAGAATAGATTTTCGATTGTTTTCCATTTTCGATATTTGCCCTCAATCTGTGACTGAGTTCATTAAATCGTTTGCGAGTAATTATCTTTTGCACTAGTTTTTCAATTTCAATTTCAGATTCATTATATCTTTTCATTAGGGCATCATCGCTAGGTCTAAATCTTTGTCTTGATTTTAGGCCAGCCAATTTATAAATATCCAGCCTGAAAAAATGTTCATCGTCATTTTGAGGATGAATAAATAAATAAAAGAAAGTAAGATATGTTTCAAGAATAGCTCGTGTGAGTACGTTTATTGATCCAATGTCATAAACAGTATCCATTTTACCCACGATTTTAGATTTAATATTCGTGCCTGATAATAATCTGAGAATTGAATACGCATGAAGAATATATTTACTCATAAGACTTTTAATAAAATAATTCTCATGATTAATTTTATGATGAGGTTCTGGAATGGATGACTGGAATAGAATTAATATATCTTGCAATTCTTTAATATCACGAATTATTTTCGTTCTGTCTTTTGGGGAATAGTTAATACTTTGCAAATTATTATGAAACTTATAATCCATTCTTTTTAATATAAATTTTGTAATTAATATGTCTATAATACATTAATTTATATTTAAATTTTCAATATTTTTAAATAAGTTCAATAGTTGATATTTACTAAACAATCAAAATTCGATGATGGATAATCCCGATCAAATTCCTTTAGTTCCTCCTCAATTAACTGAACAATTTCACAAAGCTAGAAGAAATTTAGTTTTGTTCAGCGCGATACTGTTCGGATGGGAGTTTATAGGAATCAAAATAACTGAAAAGCCCATAGATAACCTTGATGTGAAAATTACAACTCCTGAAGCGATGCCGTTTGTTTTACTCATAATAGTCATATACTTTTTTTATAGAATCTTGGTTGAATGGTTCCAGTCTAATTTAGAACGTCGCAAAATAAAAGCATCTAATTATGATCTTGTAGTATCTATTGGTATTGCTTCAATTTCAATTCTAACATATTTAATTCAACAATTAGGAGATATACAAATTGCGGAAAAGCTTTTTGATAAATCTATTATGCTGGACTATTTTATGCTCGGAAGTATATTCTCTGGAGGTTGTCTCTATGCTCCGTTGTTCTTTTTATTCATCACTTATTATAAATATGGGTCCCTACAAGTGCTAGACGAAACGTTGACAAATGTTAAGACTAAAATGTCTCTTTCTCTTTACATCTTAATAGGTATATTATCTACCATTTTCTTGCTTTATTTTGGAGATTTAAAGAGCATATTATTTGGGCATGGAATAGTATTACTAGGAACATTTTGCATGGCGATTGTGCTGATTGCAACTCGCTATTTTAAGATATATTATCCAATTAGAAAAGAAAAATCCAAAAAAAATAAATAGGACTTCATAATAGAAATGGTGGCATAGTCAAGCTATCGTTTAGAAGTAAAATCTAAACTGGTTTAGTCAATATTTAACTTGTCAGTACCAGTAGAATATTTCAAGAAATTAGAATTTACGAGGCAAAAAGAAAGACAAATTTAAAAAGGGATCTACTCGGGAAAAAGGATTTACCTTCAAAGCCTATAAAATTACAATTAAGCAATAATGTCGCTATCATTTTATTACCACAATCAAGAATAATTTCTTATTTTATTATTGGTTTATATTTCCTAATTTCATTCAAAAAAAAATTCATGCCGTGACTAGTTCTATCAATTCCGCATTAACAAACCTCCATATGCAACATTCAATAGGAAAAACCACTGGTCTTTATTGGGTTAAGTTGAAGCAAAGCTATGATGATCCGTACGTCAGAATAGGTTTGGAAAAGGCCGAAAAATATAATGTGGATGCCGTTTACTTCCGAGATTTTCAAGATAGGGGATATAAAATACCTCAGATATATATATATGATTATACTCAAAAACGATTTAGTAATCATAAATTTACCGAAATTCAGAAGAAAGTTTGGAATGCATCGCAAGTAGGATTAATTTACGTTTTCACCGATACCGAAATTTTAATAATCAATACCTTCAAGAAACCTATTGAAATCAAAGATGAATATAAATTAAATGTGTTTGA